CTGCCTGGGCTGCCTTTAATCGTTTATTTTCCCTGCGTTGCCTTTCGGATTGTTCACTGGCTGCTTTCTTTTCCATTTTAGCTGTCTGATTAGCCGCTATTGCAGTATTTTCAGCTACTTGAGCATTATAATTAGCCATCGCCTGTTGCGCCTCTCCCTGAGCCCTCATCTGCTGTTGCTGTTGATAGCCGGAATACAAAGAGGTTGCAATGCTTGTTGCGGCTCCTCCAATGGCTGCGCCAACTGTTGCGCCAGTAGCCGCGGCAGCAGTAAAAACACCGCCACCAACAACTGCCCCTATAGCACCTCCTATAATTAATCCCATAATTAACTCCTATTCTTTAATTACTTTTATTAAATGATCCATATTTGAAATCCCCTTTGTCCATCCCAATTTTTCAAATATTTTAGTTATTCCTCGTGATGCGCTTCCTGCGAACATTACCGGATGATCTTCAGCTTTTGCAACAGCTTCAAGGCTGTTCAAAATGTGCGTCAGTGCCTCTACTTTTTCTCTTGCTGTACATTCCGGATTTAAAAATATCCACTCTAATACTGAAACGGGAGTGTCGGTGCTTAAATAAAGAAATCCGCATCCGTATCTTTTGCCGTCTTCATCCTCAACAACTGAGCCGACTCCAGGTAAACAAATTGGATGTGGCACTGTCTGCTTGATAGCCAATGCCCAGTTAACCAATTCTTTATAATCCCTGTCTACCTCAAACATCCTCACTTTTAAATTTTTCATTGATTCCCTTCGTGTTTGTTTTTATTGATAATATTAATATTAGAAAAACATTCATGCATAGACGTAGACGCATTTTTAGGTATTCTAATAAATAATATTTCTGTCATTGTCATATTCCATTAATCTTTCGGGTCTATCCATACCTGCAACATTGTTACTGTCATAGGATATGGGATATCCTGTTTTAAAATTACGTCTGCATGTCTATCCCACCCATCTTTAAAATTTACCACTTTATAACCAGAATACAAGGTGGGTACAGTATCCATAGCATCCGGTGCTCTTCTCCAGTTAATACTCATCTCTTCACCATCATTACTGTAAACACGACATCCTATAGTCTCATAGAACCTCGGAACAACCCTTCTTATGCGTTTTCTCCTGCCTTGAGAAGCACCATCAGCCAACTCTGCCTCTATACTCATAGGTTGCAATGTAGACGTATAAGGAACACCTACCAACTGTTTGGCTCCGTAATTGTCAAACGTTATAGTACCGCTTGCACCAACAGGGTCGGTGGTAACATCAATCTTGCCATCAACCAAGGATTGCACTTCTTTCCCTCTCCAAGGGGTCTGTATGGTCATTGTGTTGTCAACAGCAACAAATAAAGTAAATGAAAAGTTCTTAGTACCTACAAAATAATTAGTGTTGTCTTTGTTTTTAAGCTTAAACGTGGAACCGCTTACATCAGAAATAGTAAATACTTCCTCATAATAACTGTCTACATCAAAATTTACATCAGGTCTGACAATTATTTTCATTCCGTTAGTAAAATTATGCCCTGTAATATCAAAAGTATAAGGACTTGTAGCAGTCTGCCCGTTTAATACCTGTACGGTATGGTCGGAGTCTTCCTGTTTTGCCATATCTAAAAACCATGCAGAACTCATAATAGGTGGTGGTGTAGTTAGCTGAAGAGTTCCATTATATTCATCTCCATTATACTCATCATATACTTCATCATAATTAAAGTCAGCCATTTTAGCAATATAAGTATAGAAATTGCCTGCATACTCAGTTTCACATGCCAGCCATAATTCATCATTGTTTCCTGTAGCAGGAATAACGGCTAGACTCTTAATATCATAATCAGTTATAGCATGTCTGTGCCAAGCGTATACCTGCTGTTCTTTTTCATAAGTAAATCCTGCCCAATTACCATTATCCAAACATATCCATAAAATAGGATGTGGGTTGTGCATAAAAGCCATTTGTTTTATACCGCCCTCAGTAATGTGGTCTGCCATTACAGTTATATCGTTGCTGACATAAGACTCCTCCTGCCAATTGTATGCCATTTCACGAATTTTTCTTGCACCTCTCTGGATAAAAAAGATAGAATTATTAATCAGTAAAGGTTGCTTATACTCACTTCCGAACGAACTCTGCCTACTGCTTTTAATATTGGTAGGTGTCATTGCCTCATCTGATTTACTTCCACCCAACCGCCACTCATCTCCGCTTGTACCTATAAGTAAAACATTCTGTGAAACAAGCCAGTTTATTAAGTATACTTTTTCGCTTGAAATAGTATAGATTATAGCATCTGTATCAAGAACACCTGCCGTAAGATTTTCATAGTCATTTATCTTACTAGTCCATATAGTGCTTGGTTTCTTTTCGTTTCCACCAAAACATAATCTTTCTTCAAAAATACTAACTGCTCTTGGATAACCATTTTCTCCTCCCCATGCTCCTTCTGCCCATGCTGAAAAATACTGTGCATTTGCTACATATAATTCACTTGAAATACCATCCTGTAAAGATTGAACTACAACCTCTCCGGAGTTAACAGATTTAACTATTTTATATATTCTAAAATAATATGGGTCATTAACACTTAAATTAATAGTACAATTTCCGCTTGTCCTTGTAAAGTTAAGCCTGTATAAAACACCATCTACTTCTTCAGTTCCATCATCTTCATAATTAGCATCATCTTCTGAAGAATATAATCTATAGTCAACCCACGTTGTACCTTCATCATAACTTCTCTGTAAATCCAAATCACCTGTCCATGTTCCGTGAGTAACTAATTTCCAATCTCCTTTAACCGCTAAAGATGAAGAAACATTATTTGGTGCTGCTTTCAGTGTTTCAGATATACTGTTGTTTTCTTTAGGTGTTTTAATAAGCCAGTGTTTCCCTACATCATCAGCAGAAAATTCTAAAGAACCTGAAGAAGTCATAGTGTAAAGACTGCCTTTTGCTAAATAACCTCCTGATGGAGTTGTCCAAGGGGCATTAGCATCGCTTGGAATCCCGTAATCTTCTTCTCCGCTTATATCTCTGTCTGCTTTATATCCTGCTCCGTTAAACCAGACTGTAGCTCCTTCAGGATAATCAATTCCATCAATCCAGTCTTCTGCTAAGTTCCCTACAACAGTAGAAACTTTAACCTTATCATTAAATTCTACGTTTTCATCTAAAAATGCCTGATAGGTGAAATCAACCTTTTCAAGAGTGAAATCATCTGCTCCTGTAGAGGAAAGTTTATATACTGCAAAATCAGGATGCACAATATACATTACGTCTATGCTTTGAACATATTGCAAATTATTAATCTGTTCAACAGTAGTCCATGGTGTCCATATTTGATAAGGCAGTCCTGAAGTCCAGTAACCTGTAAATGTATCAGGGGTTTTACCTATTCCTGCCTGAATACAGAAGTAATCTGTTCCATTATAAGAAACCCAATCTCCTGGTTTATAACTTTCAGTAGCACTGTAAGCATCTAAAGTGTTTCCCTGTTCTACTCTTGATCCATCATTGTATACACGGATATAGTTCTCGCCAAATTCAAGTATATAGGAAATTTCATTGGAACGGGAAAAAGGGATAAGTCTACCAAATTTAGTATCGCCACCTGTGTCAGTATGAGCTTCGTTGATATATTCAGTACCGGGTCTGCGTGTTACAGCACCCTGAATTAATGGTATCATATTCTCAAGTTCCTGACATCCATTCTGATACTTCTCAAGGTCGGTGCGTGCAAAAAGTAATGGTGAGAGTTCGCCTCCGTTGAAAGATTTGACTGCTGGGCTACCCATGATTTACTCCTAATATGCTGTAGTTAAATCGCTACCGTATCCAGGAACTCCTGATGTACGTGCTGTAAGCCAGTTAGACTGGTCGGTGAACATAGGTGTACCTGTCTGTGCATCTTTGCTTCTAGCCATAGCCTCAGCTATCTCCAGCCTTCTCATAAGCACTTCCAATGCAGTATTAGTACCTTGCAGTGTATAAGACATCTCTACTGCCATAGACAGATATAAAACCTTTCTAAGCATAGGAGTGAGTTCTGTAGGGTCTTCTATTTTCTTTACATAAAGAATACTCGCTGAACTGTTATTACATAGAAGTTCTCCATTCTCAACTACCCATATCATTTTAGGGTCTTCCATTCTTATAACCCTCAAACAGTCATTTGGGAGTTGAAAAGAATTAGTCCACCCGAAAGCAGGTGTTTCTGCGGTTGATGCTAAGTCTGCACGTTTTAAAGCACAGTTCCATGGATGAGACTCAAGTACGGCTTCAAGTACCTCATCATATAATTCCTGAGCCAAGTGTGATTCCTTTGTATCCTCATCAAGAGACATGATAGTTTTTTCACCTACCGCTCTTAATGCTAAATTACATATGCTTACCTTTGATACTGCCATGATTTATCCTGCGTTTTTATATAATGTTTCAATGTAACTTGGTTGCTTCTCAAATCTCTGCTGTCTTAAAAGATATTCATAATCAAATCGAATATCTATGCCGTGTCGCCTACACTCGTCTATAGCTTTTAATAGACCGCCTCCATAAATATTGTGTTCGTTAATCATCTGAACACCAAAAATATTAATCATTTCATATCCATCATCTATTGCCTGTGCAATCATGCAGTCAATACTGCTTGCATAGTCTATAGGATATTTTTCCTTTAGTTTTTTATAGTCAAATAAACTTACCTTTCTTTTTGCTTCTTTTCCCCATCTAGTGTCAAATACCATTAAATCGTCTACTCGTTCCCTGAAAGCCCTCTTCCAGTCTCCCTTGTAGCGACTTTTATTTGTCTTCATTTCATTTCTAGTATGGCGAAAGGGGTGGAGTTCAAAGTTCCGCTCCACCTTCTTAAGCCAAGGATAAACCCAATAGAAATCGTTTAACGACCACACATCACCTTCAAATGCATCACGGCTTGCAATATTCCGCACTACCATCTCCGGTTGATACAATCCTAACAGGTTTACAATTTTCTTCATTAAGTTACCAAAAGAGTTTTGATTGCAGAAAGAAGAACTTTGACAGGTGTTCCTGTGTTCGGGTCAATTACAAGAATGTAATCGGTAACAGCAGGAGAGGTGTCAGTCTCAACTTCATTCAATCCCAAATCTGTCAATACTTTGTCATCTTGTGCCATGATATCACCTTATGTTTATGTTATAAAAAAAGGTGGTGCAGTCCGAGTAAGCCCAGACCACAACCACCATAACCGAAGGAAGTTTAGAGTTGTACGTATACCAGGTAGCCCGAAGTAACGTCACTAGATGCAACACCTGCACCCTGGAACATCAACTTAATGTCAACTCCTTCCTTAGAGTCGAACAGTTTAGTTCCACCAGTAGCAACCAAAGCTGCGACTGAAGTAAAGTTAGCAAGAGTACCAGTTGACAGAGTCTGTCCATCTACCAAGCCATCGGCATCAGCATCAACGGCAGTTCCGTCTACGTTAGTATAAGCACCCCAACCCAAATCTACATCACCAGACATTGTAGACTGAATGACAGAGGATTGAAGTAGCAATCTGCATTTTCCTGGAGGGATTTTTGCCAGAGTAATAGTACTTCCGGTATCACCTGCTCCAGTTGCAGTCTGACTAAAATAAGCGACCTTAAGGCTTCCACCCCAATCTCCAGGTCTCTGAAGAGTCGGAGGATTAGTTGAGTAAACCTGTGCGTATTGTGTTGATTCAACAGTTGTAACAGCCATTTTAAATCTCCTGTTTTATGTTATTGTTTTAAGAAAATATCTCTATTACGGAGACTCGTCACAAGAAACTTGAACGACTTTATCTTCTTCCATACGAGTTGCACCACCACTCATGCAAGTGTAAACATACATTGCAAAAGATTTGTCTGCACGTTTTTCCATTTCAGTCTGAATATCAGCGTTCAGAGCCAATTTGATACCGCTTCTTGCCCATGCAAAACACTCACGAATATCAGTAGAAGAACTCAGTTCGAGTCTTTCTGTACGCTTAAATTCAAATCCCATGAAACTGTTAATAGAACCTTGTACAAGAGCTTTAACGCTGTTGTAGTCGGCTGAAGTAACCTGAGTAGTTTTCAACAGGTCGTCCTGCTGTACCTGACTCCAGGCAAAATAAAGTTTGTTGCGAGGATTCTCAACATCAACATCATTCTGTCCAAACAGTGATTTGGCAGCAATAAGTTTGTTGATAGTAAGACCTTCGTTGGAACCGCTTAGGTTTACAGCAACTTTCTGTCCGGAAGGAAGAGCAGTAGCAGTAGCACCAGTGTGTCCAGTGTAAGCAGTACCGATAGAGGCTTCGATAATGAAATCATCAATCTGACGACCGAGAGCATAGGCGAAAGCCTGAGCATACTCAGAAGTAGGGTCGATTAGCATTTTGAATTTATCAAGTTTGTCTACATAGTCACCGCAATGGAAGTCTGCAACAGTAACGCTTCTGCGTGAATGTGGAACTTCAGTATAAGGTGAATCTGCATGACGACTGGTTTTCTGTTCTGCATCTACAGAACCGATTTGTTCGAAAAAGGCTTTATCCCCTGTAACAGTTTCAACGTCAACTGCTCCACGGAGCTTAGAACCCATTTGCTGAGAGAGTATATCTATATTGTTTTTATACTGCTCAACAAAAGCTGTAGTAATTTGGAATGACATAATCAATCTCCTAATTAATGTTATTGGTTAAAATACGACTATTGGAGATTGTCTGTCAGTTGGCAGGTCTCACTGATTTAAAGTGAGTAGGTTCAGAAAGTCTGAATTGTCTGCTCTAAATATATATTAGCATAATACTGCAATATTGTCAAGTTGTTTGGTAAAATCCTGCAAAAAGTAAATAAAAAAGGAGTGGGAATCGGCAAAAAGGAAGGGAAAACCGAAACCCACTCCAGGAGGATGTTTATTTTTCTTCTGGATATAAAAGCTGATATAGCTTCTGCATCTCTTTTACGAGTTCCTTTTGCTGAGGATGATTCATGTCTGTATAAGCAGGATTAGCTTTTATTTCAGCTATTCTTGACTGTGCCTGGTCTCTTGTAACAGAACTTACAGTTGAACCATCTGGAAGCATATCTTCACCGATATTGTTTCCTAGTTTAGACAACAACTTGAATAGCGGTGGATAATTAGCCAATCCCATTTTTTCTATCTGCTCTCTTATGTTTTCGGCATCACCGACTTCTTTCTGTAGAGCATCTATAGTCTTCTGAGCGTTCTGCATTGAGGCATTGTATGTCTCACTTCCCTCTCTCCCCCATTCTTCTTCCAGGGCTTTTACTGCTTTTTCATTTTCTATTTTAATCTGCTCATTGGCTTTACTGTAGGAGTCCATCTGAAGATTATAATATTCTTCACGAAGTCCTTTAAACTGTTCATCAGTTAAATTATATTTATGTGCGATATTTGCAAACCACTTAACCTGATTTTCATCATAAGGTGCATCTTCGGGATGTCCTTCAGGTTTGTCAATCCAATAACCCTCAGGTGTTTCCGGCTTACCTAGTTTAGTGAAAAATTCTGCTTTTTCAGTATCATCTGCAAATTGTCCTACTTCCTGTTTCTTGCCAATCATCTTTTCAAGATTAACATAGCTCTTAGCCAATCCCTCAAGGGTTGTGAACTTGCTAAGTGAAGCATTTTCCTTAAAGTCGTCTCCAAGGGTATCTTTCCAGTTCTCCGAAAATTTACCCTCTTCATTTATCAATAATTGTGTAGCTTCCTGTGTAACTGGTTGTGTAGTTTCTACCGGAGCAGTTTCCTCTGTTTGCGGTGCATCTCCTGCACCACTATCATCTGCTTCTTCATACATAAACATGTTTTCTAAATTCTTCATAGTGTTTCCTTTCAGTTATGGTGATTATCCGAATATTCTTTTACGTTCTTCATCTGCGAGTGCTTTTTCTTTTGCACGTTTTTCTTCTTTTGCAAGCAAAAATTTACGCTTATGATAGAAACTTGCATACTTTTCTTTTGCCTTATCGGGGTAGTACTGCTCTAACCATTCCCTTACGGCAGGGTCTTTTGTGCCACATTCTCCTAACTGAGGACATGGAGGAACCCCTGCCTTAGGTTCGACATCAGGCCATGGGCTGAAATCGTGCTTAACAGACTCTACTATTGGAGCCTCTACAACTATAGGTTCGGGCTTGAAATCATCAGGGAATCTAGCAGACTGTTTTTGTTTTTGATTGATAGCATCAATCTGTTCCTGTAGTTTTCTGTTTTGTTCTCTGAGGAAATCAAGCTCCGAATAATCATCATCGGAATCGTCTTCAGGTATCTTATTATCCATTATAACTTCCTGTTCAACTGTCTTATTTTCAGATACAGTTTCAGTAACAGGTTCTTCCTTGGGCTTCTCAACCTCTATAGACTCTAATCCATGTTCCTTGTTAAATGCTTTAGAATTAAGCATCTTTACTGCAATCATAGAGAACTTCTCACAATCCGGTTGCATCAGAACATCATTTTCAGTCCTTGTAGCAATGTGTTCTCCGTTTCTCCATAATTCCATTCCTTTCTTTTCAAACTTTGTCGGGTTCTTCTTAGACATAAGTTTTCTCCTTTCGGTTTTCGTTTTTCTTTGTAAACGTATGATTAACACGTTCTTTTATGTAAAGGGCAACACTACGTTGCCCCAACATATATGCTGTCAAACGAGAATCGTCCTTAAAACAGACAGAATCAAGATTACAGAAAGCATTTAAATCTTCCAATACTTTACTGTCTTTAAAGGTTTCCTCGTATAAATCGTCAAGGTTCATCTGATCCTCAACATACTTCCTCGTTTTGTCGTCCATTCGGTTTTACTCCTTTATTGTTGAGTCATCGCTTCACCGATATTGGCTAAAGGTGAGTTAGGCTCTGTTTCTTTCTGTGTCTTACTTATAATGTCAGCACCCTGAGTCATCATAGCCATCTGCTCCTGTGCCTCTGCTTTCTTAGCAGCAGCTTCATTTTCAGCATCAAGAACTTCCTGTGGTACAATAAACTCCTGCGGTACACCTTTACGGAGTCCTACGCCTCTTGCAATAGCATTAAAATCAAAGTTTCTGAGAATCTCTGGATTTAACTCTGCATAAGGCTGAATTAACATCATAGTATCTGCAATCGCTGCAACATCAAGACTCTTAAGGGCTAATGCCATCTTTCCTACATACTGTATGTCATATCCTGGATTTTCCTGAAGAATCTGAGGCAACGGTGGCAATGCACCAGGAATCCTTGAAAGTATACCGAAGCATCTATGCAGTAACGGTGTAATCTTTTCAGCCTGAATACGAGCCATAATAGGAACAAACAGTAACAGTTTACGTTCAACACGCTCTATTACTTCTGTAGCTGTCATGTTCTTTCTGTCTGCTAAGGTATCAAACAACTCTGTGTAAAATGCTTTATGTATGGCTATTTCTTCTCTCTGCATCATTTCAAGACCGATAGGGATATTTGCCCTTGTCTCAAATGGTACTGGCTTATTTTCATAATAAGAAGAACGTAAATACATTATTGCACCTGGATTCATGTTGGGGTCATTTACGACACCATCATCAGGCATCAGAATAGGTGGGTCTACAATCTTTTCAGAATTACGGATAATAGTGTATCCCATTCTGTTGATCATCTTGATTCTAGGTAAAGCAGATACTCCAGGGCTTCTTCCGTAAATTTCATCAGGGGCTTTCATAAAGCGACCTACAACATACGGCATTTCCTCATATCCACCCTCATCTATGATGTGTTTAGCCTTTTCATCAATGTACATGGACATTATCGGCAGATTATCCCTAGTGACCTTACCTTTGGTAATATCAGTTCTAGGTTGAACAGCATGTACTATATTGTACTTCTTGTCCATATCCTTTCCACCTTTCTCTACGACAGCCTGTACATCTTTAGATAGTTTGCTTTTATCCCATCTCTGAAGCATCTGCCTAGGTGTCATTTTCATAGTAAAATAGACAGTATCTATCTCACCATAGGCATTTTCATCAATTACATACGATTCTATAGGGATATTCTTGAAACGGAATGGTTTGTCACGTCCAGGCTCTACATAGATATTAGATGTACCGAACGCTCCTAAATCCAGGAAATCTTCGTGCATTTCAAGTGCAAAGTTAGATATATACATGTTCTGCATCAACCGTCTTGACACTTCACCGAAATAAAAGTTTACCTCTTCAACTTCATTCAGTTTAGGGTCAGTACTTTGAAATTGAAACCATTGCTCTTTTGGTGGACATAAGAATCCGAATACTCCACTTGCAAGTTTATCGTTATCCTGAATAGCCGTATCGTCAGTAATATCGTCATTACGTCTTTTGCCAGGTTGCTGAGTTTTTGTAATGCTTGACTTATACGGCATTACATAATCAGCTATTTCCTGCCAGTGCGATTCCCACGTTGCTCTGTCACTTTTAAGACAGTCTCTTCGTGAGATAATCTGTTCAGCAGTAAGTTTATTCATATTACTTTCCTAGAAGTGTTTTTTTCTGTGGTGTAGATTGCTCAAGAAGGGTTTTATCTCTTCCCATCTGGAATTTCTTTTTATCGAGAGCTTCTTTTTTCTGCTGTTCTACGTCATCATCTGCCTTTTTAGGCGGTGGTGCTGGGGGAGGAGGAGGTGCAGGTGCTTGTGGAGTTGTGGCATCGGGCATACCGCCACCACCGAAAAACTGCCCTTTGTACCATCCGTGTTCATTCAAAAGATTCTTCATAATCCATCTCCTTTTGATAATTGAAGAACTTAAAGTCTTCTTTATATGTGTTAAATACTAATTCACTTGTATCTTTGTCGTAAAACAAGCTGTAATCAGCGTGTTTCGTTTTATTTTTGTGAGGAAGTTCCGGAAGATCAAGATTATATTTATGAACAAAAAAGTTATAGTCATCTTCAAGATGTTCAAACTTTATTATATCGTCAACTATAAATTCATCACCGAACATTCCCCATGATTTCTGAGAGTGGGCATGAAAGAAGTTGCTGTAATCTTTTCTTTTGCAAAACTCTCTTACAAACTCTTTAAAGTGCAGTGTGGTCTTTCCGTATACCTGCATTAAATTATGTTCTACCGCA